GTACATAAAATGTGCAAAAGATCCGGCTTACTTAATGAAGAAGTATTGCTACATTCAACATCCAACAAGAGGTAGAATCTTATTTAATCTTTATCCATTCCAGGAAGGAGTACTCCATTTATTTAGAGATGAGAAGTTTATAGTAACTCTTAAATCAAGACAGTTAGGAATCTCAACACTAGCCTCGGCCTACGCTTTATGGTTAATGATCTTCCATAAAGATAAAAACGTACTAGCACTTGCAATTACTCAAGCAACAGCTAGAAACCTTGTAACTAAAACGATTTTCATGTATGAGAATCTACCAAAATGGCTACAACTACCTTTTACAGAAAAGAATAAATTATCTCTTAGATTAAAAAACGGTTCTAAAATAACAGCTAAATCATCTAATGCAGATGCTGCTCGTTCTGAAGCGGTATCGTTACTATTAATAGATGAGGCAGCTTTTATTGATAATATCTAAGAAACATTTACTGCAGCACAGCAAACCTTAGCTACCGGAGGACAATGCATGGCGCTTTCCACACCAAATGGTGTTGGAAACTGGTTCCATAAAACATGGGAAAAAGCAGAAGCAGGAGAGAATGGATTTATACCTATTAAATTAAGATGGGATGTACATCCAGAAAGACAACAAGACTGGAGAGATGAACAAACAAGACAATTAGGAGAGAAACAAGCAGCTCAAGAGTGTGACTGTGACTTCCTATCATCAGGAGATTCGGTAATTAGGTTGAGAATATGGCTTTCTATGAAGAAACCTACCAGGTTGATCCAATGGAAAAGAGAGGGGTGGATGGAAATCTTTGGATATGGGAATCACCTGATTATAATAAATCATACATGGTTGTTGCAGACGTTTCTAGAGGAGACTCTACCGACTACTCCGCCTTCCATGTCTTTGATGTAGAGAACGTAGTACAAGTTGCAGAATATAAAGGAAAAGTCTCCCCTAAGGATTACGGAAATGTACTAGTAGGAATAGCCTCAGAATACAACGATGCATTACTAGTAATAGAGAATGCAAATATAGGATGGTCAACCATAGAACAAGTACTGGAAAGAGAGTATAAAAATTTATATTACTCCTCTAGATCAGATACTGAAACTGTAGAATCCTATATGGCTAAATTTGAGAGAGATAAATTAGTACCAGGATTTACAATGTCTTTAAAAACAAGACCACTTGTCATTGCCAAGATGACAGAATACATAAGAGAGAAGTCGGTAATAATAAAGTCTAAGAGGTTATTAGGAGAATTAAGAGTATTCATATGGAGGAACGGTAAGGCACAAGCACAGGCAGGGTATAATGATGACTTAGTAATGGCTTTTGCAACCGGATTATATGTTAGAGATACTGCAATTAGAATGAGACAGCAGGGGATGGAACTAACCCGAGCAACTATGAACTCTTTCACAAACCTTAATCAAAGAAATAACGCTGTATACAATGTTGCTCCAATGCAAAATAATCCGTATATTATGGATACACCTGGAGGCCGGGAGGATTTAAGCTGGCTATTAGGATAAGTTACTATTTATAAATAAAACATTTTTAAAATGGCAGAAAGAAATTTATTCTCCTCATTACAGAGATTATTTGCAACAGATATATTAGTTAGAAATGTAGGAGGAGATGAGTTAAAGATCGCTGATGTAAATCAAATTCAGACTACTGGTAAATACCAAACCAATTCTCTCTTAGATAGATTCTCACGATTATACATATATAACAATAAAAATATATTTAACCCAAATCTTAACTATCAGACGTTAAGAATACAGTTATATTCTGATTACGAAGCAATGGATACAGATCCATTAATTGCATCTACCCTAGATATTCTTGCTGATGAATCCACTCTAAAGAATGATATGGGGGAGGTATTATCAATTAGATCTACAGATGAAAATATACAGAGAGTACTATATAACCTATACTACGATGTTTTAAATATAGAATTTAACTTATGGTCTTGGGTTAGAAATATGTGTAAATATGGAGATTTTTTCTTAAAGCTAGAAATCTCAGAAAAATTCGGAGTATACAATGTACTTCCTTACACAGTTTATAATATGGTAAGGTATGAAGGACAAGATCCAAAAGAACCAAGCAAAGTAGTCTTTACCATAGATCCAGATGGATTAGCATCTTCAGCAGATCCAAACTACATGCCTAAATCTAACAAAACAATTATACAGCTAGACAACTACGAAGTAGCACATTTTAGATTAATATCAGATACCAATTACCTACCGTACGGAAGATCGTACATTGAACCAGCTAGAAAAATATACAAGCAATTAACTCTAATGGAAGATGCAATGTTGATTCATAGAATCATGAGAGCTCCAGAGAAGAGAATGTTTTACATAAACGTCGGATCTATTCCACCGAATGAAGTAGAACAGTTTATGCAAAAAACAATAAACAATATTAAGAAAACCCCATATGTAGATCCAGAAACAGGAGAATACAACCTAAGATTCAATATGATGAATATGATGGAGGATTTCTACCTACCAGTAAGAGGGGGTGATACTTCTACAAAAATTGAAACAACAAAAGGATTGGAGTATGATGGTACAAATGATATCGAATACTTAAGAGATAAGATGTTTGCTGCCTTGAAAGTGCCAAAAGCTTATTTTGGATACGAAAAAGATCTTACAGGAAAAGCAACACTAGCAGCAGAAGATATTCGTTTTGCTAGAACAGTAGAGAGAATTCAAAGAATTATAGAGAGTGAATTAACTAAGATAGGTTTAGTCCATTTATATGCACAAGGATTTACCGGAGAATCTTTAACTAATTTTGAAATAAGATTAACCACACCTTCCATTGTTTACGAGCAAGAAAAAGTAGCATTACTAAAAGAGAAGGTAGATCTAGCTCGACAAATGCAAGAAACCAAATTATTCTCCTCAGATTATATTTACGATAATATCTTCAATATGTCAGAAGATACTTATAACGAAATGAGAGATCTTGTTAGAGAGGATAGTAAGAGAGGGTTTAGAATATCTCAGATTGAAAACGAAGGGAACGATCCTATTTTATCTGGACAATCCTACGGTACCCCGCATGATTTAGCTTCTATGTATGGAGATAGACCTTTCGGAGAAGTACCAGCAGGTTATGACGAAAAAGAAAATGTAGGACGGCCTAAAGAGAAATTCTCAATGATAGGTACTCAAAGAGATCCGATGGGAGGAAGAGACAGATTAGGAGTACATGGAATGAAGGGGGGTTATCCAAGTGATAATGAAAATGTAAGAGAAAATATGACAAATACCCATGCAGTATATTTAAGAAATAAAAGTATATTTAAAGCAGAAAAAAAACTTATTTTCGAAAAACAAGAAGAAATATCCTCGGATCTATTAAACGAAACTAATATTAAGGATTTAGATAATTAATAGATATTTATAACAAAGACACTATTATTGTGAAGATAAAACATTCCAAATACAAAAATACAGGCCTTATATTTGAATTACTTGTAAAGCAAGTAGCAGCAGATACCTTATCTAGAAAAGAATCACCAGCTATAAAAGTAATTAAAAAATTCTATACAGGAAATACGACCTTAGTAAAGGAGTTTAAACTCTATGATTTTATATTAAAAAATAAAGGAGTAGGAGTAGGGAAGGCAGAGAGTATAGTATCTACGATAGTAGAGATTTCTAAAAAATTAGATGTAAACTCTCTTAGAAAACAAAAATACGAATTAATAAAAGAATTAAAGCAGTATTATAATTTAGAAGATTTTTTCTCTATTAAGGTAGAAGCATATAAACCCCTAGCAGCATTATACTGCCTATTGGAAGCACAAAATACTCCAAACCTATTAGATCCAACAGTATTTGTAGAAAATAAATCTACAATATTGGAGCACTTAACTCAAGGTAAGTCATCAAAAGCAGATACAAAAAATGCATTAATAGAAGAGTATTCAAAATATGATAAAGATCTCAGATTACTTACATATAGAATTCTTTTAGAAAAATTTAACGAACAATACAAAGATTTACTTCCAGAACAAAAAAACGTATTAAAAGAGTTTATAACTTCCACTAACTCGACAACTGGGTTAAGAACATTAATTAACGAACAAGTTATAGAATTGAGAGAGACTATAAAGAAGTTAAAAAATAAAGTTACAAATGAAATTGTAAAAATTAAATTGGAAGAGATATATAAAGTGATGTTACCGATTAAGAATACTCAAAAAGTAGATGATAATCATTTAGTTTCATTAATGCAATACTATGAATTAGTAAATGAATTAAAGAATTTATGAAAATGTCTGAAGTAATAAAAGCAGTTCAAGAGGTATTGGTAGAAATGTCTACAACTGGAGATGCTGGAGGATACCTTACTAAATATGCTTTTTCTAAAAAAGGACAAGGTAAAAATGTAGCTACTAAGACAGCTGAGAAATTAGGTTATAAAACAGTTGAAAGGCCAAAACGTCCTTCACACACAAAAATGTTTGACTACTTAGACGAAAATAAATAATATGAGAACACTACAAGAAAAATATAATGCAATTCAAGAAGGAAAGTTTTCTAAAGAACATTTCTTAGCTGAAGCTAGAATGCAACAACCACAACTTATAACTCGCTTCAACGGATACGATGATGCAGTTCAAATCCTTAAAAATAAAGGAATGATCCAAGAAGCTACATCAAACACTAGAAAGGTAGGAGATAAAGTAAGCGTATACGGTACAAATAAATCTACACACCTATATTCAGGAGAGATCTTAAGTATAGATGGAGATAATATTACAGTAGGTAAATTTTCTGGAACTCGTCCTTCTACAGGAGAAAGTAAAATAACAGTACCTTCTTCTAGAGTTAAAAGCGGTAAAGACTTATCCATAAAAGAAGCTAGACTTACAAATAAAAGCTTAACTGATTACAGATATAAACCAACCAACGATATGGACAAATATCCATACGAACAAATCCTAAGAGGATTAAGAGTTGAGTTGGAAACAATGGATGTTTTTGGAACACCAACACCGGAAGAATATGCAAAAGCATTAGCAAAAGTATCTAAAAACTTAGCAAAAGATTCTATCTACTACACAAATCAATTAGCAGGAGTTAGTACAAAGGTAGATCTTCATGATAAAATGGTAGATGCTACAGCAAAGAATACTGTAGATACTTTCAACGGTATGAAAAAAGCACAACTAAAAGAAGGTTTTAAAAAATTAATTAAAAAAGTATTATCTGAAACAGTAGTTGATGTTGAGGATTATAACGGAGAAGATGAATTTGATATGTACGGAGATGATGAAGCAGATGATATTCCACATCCAAGAGGGTATGAAGATCAAGATGAAATTGACTACGATGATGAAAACTTCTCAGACCCTTTTATTGATGGAGACTTAGATGAATCTAAAATGAGTGATGTTCATATTTTAGCTCAAGAAGCAGGTACATTAAAGGACTTTTTATTAAGCGTAAAAGCACAGCATCCAGAAGTAGACCTAAGAAGAGATATTGAAGAACTTCAACATATTTGGAATAACAGAGAACAAGATGAAGTTGACTATGATGATATAGATATTACACCCGATAATATAGGAGATCCGGGATACAAAGAATACGAATCACCATCAGACAGAATGTATAACTCAGATGCATGGGTACAAGCACAAAGAGATATGATGGAAGGAAACAAATCAGAAAAAGAATTAAGAGCAGAATGGGAAAAATATCAAGCAACATGTCATCCAGAAGATAGAATGTCTTATATGGAATGGAGAAGTGAACAAGGACTGGATGAAGCAGTAGATACAGAAGCAGATAAAAACATGGTTCGTAAATTTATGACAATGTATGAAACTGAACCTTCTAAATTTGAAAGA